TTATTACCAGCATTGTTGGTGTTTTTATTAATGCGCCGGTGATCATAACTCCGGCTTTAAGTGAAACTGTTCGAGCGTACATGCCGCCATGAATAACGTGATGAGTCGTAACGCTTTCTTGTGGGTACTCACGGGCAACGCTTTCAAGCACAGCAACTCTAGCAATGGCATCGCTGCACATTGTTGGTATTCGGTTACCGGCAACCACTAGATTCATTACGCTAACCCCTTAAAAAACACCTCATTGGTGTGCTTGTATTTGGCCCTGGGCATTACTCTAGCAAGCTTGCCGCCCTTTGGAGCGCATACCAACATACCAACAGCCCCGTTAGCTTTTGCTATCCATTCGGCTGCACGCAACAAGTCAAGGCCAGGCCCACCTTTGCGATGTGATTCAGTGACAAAGTAAGACTCGGTCGAAGCAACACGTTTGCCGTAATGCGGCACAACATTTATCACTAAAGACAAGAATCCAACCAGCACGTCATCAACATACGCAGCAATGAGATGAAAATCTCCAGCCACTTCCATTAATCTGTACATCCCGAACTGATAGTTTGGACGCGGCATTCCAGCAATAGCTGACTCGTTTGCGTACTCTTCAATCAATCCCGCGAACTTTGGGTCACCGGCCAACTCATGGCAAGTAACTTGTTTGATCACGCATGATGGCAATCTAGTAGCTGGATGTGGTAATACGGGCACCTCATACAAGAGCGTACGGATCATAGTCTCTGGCCTTTGCTTTAGTTTTTGGAATGTCTTCACCGCCCATGAACTCGGCCACCGGCTGCGCGAATGTCATGGCCAGGGCGTCACCATCATCTGGGCTGGCCATACCTCGGCGCTTCATTGCTTCTTTGGACTCGAGCAAGATGCTGTCGTCAGGTCTAAAGCCATACTCAACCGAGGTCAAGTCAGTGGCCAACTCTTCGTCTTTAGCCAGGCAGCCACCCTTTAGCCAATCACGCATACGGCCCCAGATCTCTGCCCGCTTGTTCGCGTACTTCTTGGGATCATCTGCCTTGCCACCGAACTGCACCTCAATCACGTCATAGTTAAGCTGGCGCAGGCGGTCGATCACGCCACCACCTACACCGCCACCGTCTACAAAAATGACCACGCCATAGCTGGCAGCTTTTAGCAGCTTTACATGCTCAACAACCCGGCTGGTTAGCTGCATCAGATCCAGGCCGCGGTATCGTTTAGGCGGGAATGTGGCAGCATCGCGCCCCACCCTGGTACGGATCACACTCTGATCGTCACCAAAACGAGCCACATCGACGCCAACGACCGCAGTCCTACCCGACATACTGCTGACCTCCGGCACGCGATCCATAGCGTCATCTACCAGGTTCCTGGGGATGAACTGCAAGCTTGATGCTTGTGGAAATATGCCTCTGACACGGACGCGAACGAAGTCACTGTCCTCGCCATAGTCACTTACCCACTCATCGATGGTGCCTTTGTTGGTGATCTGCACCGACCGGCTGTCAATTTGCTGCGTGTTCCAGCGGTGCCTAAACTTGTTGAAGCACTCAAAGAACCGGCCGGTGTTCCTGGTCGGGTTGCCAAACACAAACCAAAAGGGTTCGCCGTCAGTCAATCCACCCTCGGCCACTTCCCAAATCTTGTCCGGCACAGCAGACGCTTCGTCAAAAATGTAATACGGTGATGAGTTGGCAGCATGCAAACCCGCAAAGCTTTCGCTGTTCTCTTCCCGGCATGTTTGTGCATCGCAGCGCCAGGACTCTGGAAAGTCTTTGTGAACGATCCGCATCGCGCCCTTGCCGGTGGTTACTTCAAACCAATGGCCTGTAATGCATTTCTTTTTCCACTTGCCAAGCTCGGCCCAGGTTTTAGATCCAAGCTGGTCGCTGGTGTTGGCGGTCACGACGCCTTTGCTGTGTGGCCTGGTCGATGCAATCCATAGGATGAGCCAGGATGTAATGGCCGACTTACCGATACCGTGGCCAGAACTGGTGGCGTGGCGCTGGGCTGGCACCGGCTGCTGCCCGTCAAACGCGTTGGCGCGCACTTCCTTGCCAATGCTGTCCATAAATTCGCAAGCCCATTCATCCGGGCCATACTTGCTGTTGTACTTTGATGCCCAGGGTTCGCGTAGCTCAACCATTTGCAGGGTTGGATCGTTGCCCCAATCGAATGCATACATCACAAAGCCCAGGGCGTCGTCAAAGAACCTCCCCATATCTTGGGCTAGGGCAACATCACTCGGGCTGGTTGACACGCTTACGGGCCTCCAGGATGGCTGTATCGAGGGCAACTGTGCCGCTGTGTTCGACGCCTACCTTCTCGCCGTACTTCTTGGGGTTCCATTTGGCCAGCAGCTTCATGCGCTGCTCGACCCGGTTCTTGAGCCAGGACACATGGCCAGCATCCAGCCGGCTGCCGTTGTCAGACACAACTTCGATTGGAAAAGTGTCGATGATCTCGAGAGTCTCTTCAGCAATCGCGTCATGGCCAAGCTCCCTCGCGTGCGCGATCCGTGCGGAAAACTCCTTATCTTTTACTTGCCAATCGTAAATAGTACGCCATGCGGGTTTACCCTCAATCCGGCAAAACTCGCGCAAAGTCTTGCCTTGGCTGATCCATTCGACCAACTCTTCGGCAATGTCTTCTGGTACCGCCTCGGGCGGTCTACCCATTTTTTTAGGTTCAGATTTCTTTGTGGCCATTTTGTTTTACTCTTTTCCACCGCTCTGGTGTTTGTGCCCTTCGTTCATACCGGCAAACCTTTGCTACAAAATTTTTTGATAAGTTCAAGAGCTTGGCAATCTTGCCGTAGCTCATGGCGTCATCCTCATGTAAATCGCGGATCTTGTCGATAACTTCGTCAGACACCGTGCAGTTGTGGTGGGAGGAGCCTATCCGGTAGCCAAACTCGTTGACTGCTACGATCATGGTTTTCTCCTTGCCACTCATAACCTCAATACTTTGGTGGCTTTGGTGGCTTTTTGCTTTTACCTGGCATGGCTATCCCCTTGTGATTAAAAAGAAACTGTGCTAATTCTCCCTCAACATTGCGTTTTCTGCAACAGGAATATCACCGGTGACCTGAAGTGCCCAATCAATTTCGAATGGGGTGAACATGTGACCGTCGCCTTCGCGCACTGCGCCTAGGATTCCGTCAGCCATTTTGCGTTCGTCACTTCTTTCGCTGGGCGTAAAAGACTTCATTCATTTTTTCCTTTAGTTTCTCCACGGATGCCGAGCCTCTTGGCTTTAACCTTTCGAATAACGCTTCTCTGCGTTTGTGCAATGGCAAAGTAAGCAGATGCCTGGCTTCGCATTCGATTAACCAGGCGCGACAGTTGGAGCAACAGCTTTGGCCATCGACCAGCTTTATCTTTTTTTCGTCTGTACATTGTTGACATTTCAATCCTCCATCTCCCGGATCTGACGTTTGCGCCAGCCCCTAGCTTCGGTTTGGTTGGTCATGGTCATATGCTTTTGCTTGCATGCTACACACACGCATTGGAATGGGTGGTCGTATTGATCTAATACCCTGGCCGCATTCCACCCGGCTTTGAATATGTACCAGGCTGCGTCGTTGTCGCTCATTACTACGTCGCCAAAGATTCGATTGAACTCTGACCTTGCATCCATCAATGCTTCTCCCCTGCCTGTGCTGTCATGTGCTTGAGGTATCCATCAATGATCTCGTAGGCAATTTGTGGCGTCATCTCTTTGTAGGCTTCTTCAAACCTAGACTCGGTTGCTTCATCGTCGTTAAAACCAATTGCAAACTCACACACTCCAAAGCCTTCAGGTTGGAAGAAGAATCGTAGCTCGGGCGCGCCAAGCTCGGTTTGCTTTTTCATGATGATGACCTGGCCCAGCTTTTTACTCTCAAATATTTTTGCAAATTTCATTGCTCTTCCTTTTCATAATCAGCAAGCCACTGCTTCATGGTTTGGTATTTTGGATGCTCTCTATTTTCAGCGAAGTGTTTAATGCTTGCAAACAACTTCTCCCAGTTTTTGGCTTCGTAGAATAAATCAGAATTTGCAATTTCGTACATGTCTGATTTGGTCTTAAAGACGCTGCCGTCTTCCCGCTTGCGATCAACGCCTTTGATAAATAGATTGGCGCGTTCCAAGAATAAAATTTTTGGCAGCCACCCACATACCGTTAGTTTGTTTTCATTGCGGTTGACGCTGGCAAACAAGTAGGCATCCACATTGAACTTCACTTGTGACCTGGTTAGGTTGTTTACAAAGTTAAGCCTGGGCGTTACGGTGCGGCCCATTGTTTTAATGTCAAAGCTGACGTCGTAGATGTGTGCATCAATGCCACCATCAAAACCGCCGCCTGCTTTCATCAATGGTTGCTCGAGCGCCATGTTCAACATGTTCTGGCCAATGATGCCGGTAAGCTGTTGGTCTTTTGAACCATCGCTACCATCACCGCGGTTGCCCATGTTGCCGGCGTTGCAGCAATCAATCGATGCGTCAATAACCTTGTCAGGGATGTCAACTGTAAAAGCCATTACCTATTTATCCACCAGTAGATAACGCCTACAATTAAAAGCAAGGTTATTGACATGCCCATCAAGACCGACGCA